CTCAACAGCACACGCATCTCAACAGCACACGCATCTCCACCTTCATAGTTTTCATAGAGGACATAGCATCACAGCATCACATGACTCTCAGCATCACATGACTCTCAGCATTACATGCAAGGAGAGAGGGGGTATGGACCACATAGCCGTGAGGTAGTGGGTATATCAACGGCCTTGGATATATTTTTTTCTTGAAAATGTTCATATAGGGCCGACCATGTTGCGAGTTCCTTGAGTTATAGGAATGTATGTCGGCCCGTACGTTTATATATAGGCCCACTCGCTTTGAGCGGTGGGCCATATTTATGATGCTTTACATCAAACAAGTGTGCTGCTACCGTATGTATGTGGGTCGAAGTATCTCTAGCCAGCCATTGAGCTGGCTTTGTTTTTCGCGGGGTAGCGCAGCGGTAGAGCGGTTGTCTCATAAGCAACAGGTCGATGGTTCAATTCCATCCCCCGCATCCGAGCAGAACACCCCAGCGGACGGTGGGGGCAATAACATCCGCAGGCAGGGCATGGGTGCTCCTCCAACTCCTTTTCACTTATGTGACCTGTCCGACTGGCCGCCGCAAGCGGCCATCTATTCTTTTCAGGAGAAGTAAATGGCTACGATTACTGTAAACAGTCTTCTTGATAAGGCTGCAACGCTGATTCAAGATGCTACCAATGTGCGTTGGCCGACGAGTGAGCTGCTCGGTTGGCTGAATGATGGTCAGCGTGAAGTGGTTCTGCACAAGCCGGAAGCTTCTGTGAAGAATCAATCATTGGCATTGGTTGCCGGGAAGACGAAGCAGGCTGTCCCGGCGGACGGGGTAATGCTGATCGATGTGACCTGCAACCTTGGTGCTGCCGGGGCGACTCCGGGTCGTTCGATCCGGATGACCAGCCGTGAAGTTCTGGACGCACAGAAGCCGACGTGGCATTCCGATGCGAATACGTTGGGGTATATCCAGCACTTCATCTACGACCAGCGCGACCCGAAGAACTTCTACGTTTACCCGAAGGCTCCGGATACCGCGTGGACGATTGAGATCGTTTACTCTGCGGCCCCGAATGATTGTTCTACGGGTGGCACGATTCAGATCGATGACATCTATGCCAATGCCCTTCTTGATTACGTGCTGTATCGCACGTACTCCAAAGATGCTGAATATGCTGCCAACGCCCAATTGGCGGTGGCGCATTACCAAGCGTTTGCATCCGCTCTGGGCATAAAGACCCAGAGCCAGCTCTCGCGGGGTCCGATGATGTCTGGGCAACAACCGGTTGCGATCCCGGCTCAGTGAGCTTCCTGATGCGTCCCATGGCGCTTCCCATGGGTGGTTGCGGGGCGGTGTATGCATACTTATGAGTTGCAAGGCATGTTGAGGCGCGTGGAACCTCTACGGCATATTGAGGTTGTGTACGACAACCCCGTGAGGGCGGCCATAGCCCCTCACGATGCGGTGATCAAGGGGTTGGTATCTCTCTATGGGCACACACATGCTTTTGAGACCGGGGTTGATTTGCGACAGTTCCGGTCTGAATTTGATGTGTTTCAACTGGCTAAAGTCTTGGTTGCTTCGTTTGAGGAGGCTGCTAAGAAGGTGGCCACCGAGAAGTAAGGAGGCCAAGATGGCTGCAAGAAAGATGCGCGTCACTCATCAAGAGGATGTGCGCAAAAAGATTCAGTGTACCCAGCTGATTAACCGCTTGATGGATAACATCAGCGGCAAGATTCAGTTGGCCCCGACCCAAGTGCGTTCCATTGAGATCTTGTTGAACAAGTCGCTGCCGAATCTGAGCGATGTTCGGATGGATGTCAGTGGCAACAGCGTGACCTTTAACCTGAACCTGACAGAGCCGGAAGAGGACTGATGTGGAGATTGTCAGTTATCGCCCTCCGGGCAAGGTCGCGGCTAAGTTCCATGGTGATCACTCTTTCGTCCGGGGCCTCATGGGCCCGGTCGGTTCTGGCAAGTCGTCTACGTGCTGTATTGAAATCGTTGCGCGGGCATTAGCCCAGACCCCTTACAAGGGGGTCAGGCGTTCTCGCTGGGTGATTATTCGTAACACTTACCCAGAATTGAAGTCCACGACCATCAAGACGTGGCAGACATGGTTCCCGGAGAATGTGGCCCCGATCAAGTGGGACACTCCAATTACTTCCACAATGAACATTGCCGATATCGGTGATGGGACATCGCTGGAGCTTGAGGTCATGTTCATGGCTCTGGATCGAGCCACGGAGACCGGTAAGCTGCGATCTCTCGAGTTGACGGGTGGATGGATCAACGAGGCATCCGAAGTGCCCAGAGAGATCTTTGACATGCTGACGCAGCGTGTTGGCCGCTTCCCCCCGAAGATCAACAATGGCCCGTCATGGTATGGCGTCATCATGGATACGAACCCTCCGGATGACGACAGCTGGTATTACAAGTTTGCTGAAGAAGAGACCCCGAAGAGCTGGCGGTTTTTCCGCCAGCCCGGTGGGTTGTTCAGAAATGAAGATGGGCAGTATCTGCCGAACCCGGAGGCAGAGAACATTCTCAATCTGGCGAATGGTCACAGTTACTACCTGAATCAGGTCGATGGCAAGACGGACGACTGGGTGAGCATCTTTCTGCTTGGGAACTACGGAACCACGGCGGATGGAAAGCCGGTGTATCCGGAGTGGAAAGACAAGGTGCATATGGCCACAGAATCGCTTGAGCCGATTCGTGGCTTGCCCATTCTGCTTGGGTGGGACTTTGGTCTTACCCCGGCGTGCGTGATCATGCAGATCACGGCACGTGGGCAGGTGTTGATTTTGAGAGAACTGGTATCTGAAGACATGGGTATCAGGCAATTCGCCAACGAGGTTGTGAAGCCGGTGTTGGTGAATGAGTTCTCTGGATTTAGCCGGTTCTCTATTGGGGATCCGGCTGGGAATACGCGTGCGCAGACTGATGAGCGTACGGTGTTCCAAGAGCTTCTTGAGGCTGGCATTCCGACGGAGCCAGCCCCAACCAATGACTTCATTCCGCGACGTGAATCCGTGGCGTACTTCCTGACCCGCATGGCAGATGGTCTTCCGGGCTTTGTGCTCGACCCATCGTGTCGTCAACTGCGTCGGGGGTTCAATGGTCGCTATCGGTTCGAGCGGTTGAAGACAACAGGCCCTGCGCGATATCGTGATCGTCCCTACAAGGACGAGCACTCTCACATTCACGATGCGTTGCAGTATGCCTGCTTGAAGATCCGTTCCGGTCTCAACCCAGTACGGGCGAGATCCGTACGGAAAACGTCTGCAAAAGGATGGACATAGATGACCGTATATCACGAACAGCCAGAGATAGAAGTAGAGGTATCTGCGGAGCCCATGCGTGGCATTCAGTCAGATGCTTTCGATACGGCCTTTGTCGGGTATCTGAAAGGATGCTGGGATAAAGCCAGAACCGCGAAAGCGAATGTCACTGAGCGTCTGCTGCAATGCGAGCGCCAGCGTCGTGGCAAGTACGACCCTGAGCGGGCTCACGAGATTGCCACCATTGGTGGATCAGACATCTTCATGATGCTTACCGACATCAAGTGCCGTGCGGCTTCTTCCTGGATTCGTGATGTTATGCTGACCAACGAGCGACCATTTGATTTGGTCGCTGCACAGCAACCAATGATCCCGCCGGAGATGAAGGCAATGATCATTGATTATGTTGAGATGGAGGCGACTGAGTTTATTCAGAACGGCGGGGAGATTCACCCGGAAGTGTTCCGCGCCCGGATGGAGGAGATCCACGAAACGATACAGCTCCGTTTGCGCGAAGAGGCAAACGATTCAGCCCGTCGAATGGAAGGGCTGATTGAAGATCAATTGAATCAGGGTGGGTGGTCGCAAGCGTTCTACGATGCGATTGATGACTTTGTTACCTACCCGACAGCCATCATCAAGGGGCCTGTTGTCCGCCGCAAGAAGCGGCTCACATGGGGGGAGGGCTACACTCCCATTGTGCTGAATGACTTTATTCGCGGAACGTCCCGTGTATCCCCGTACGACATCTATCCGTCCCCCAATTCGTCTGGCCCGAATGACGGATACATCATTGAGCGGCACAAGCTTCGTCGCACCTCGCTGGAATCGATGATCGGAACCCCGGGGTATTCAGACGACGCCATCATGGCAGCGCTTGATCATTACGGTGAGTCTGGTCTGAGATACATCGAAGTTGGAGACAATGCTCACAACGATCTGCAAGGCAAGTCTTCCGTCGGTTTGCAAGGCGACAACATCATTGAAGCTCTTGAGTTCTGGGGCCCGGTATCGGGCTCCATGCTTATGGAGTGGGGACTTCCCAAGAAGGGGCTCGAGCGCAACAAGAGCTACGAGTGCAATGTCTGGATCGTTGGCTCTTATGTAATCAAAGCCATCATCAACCCGGATCCGCTCGGTGAGCGTCCGTATGACATCGCGTCATGGGGTCATATCCCGGGTGCCTTCTGGGGCACCGCCCTTCCGGAAATCGTCCGTGATGTGCAAGTGATGTGTAACGCTGCGGCACGGGCACTGGCAAACAACATGGGTATTGCTTCTGGCCCGCAGGCAGAAGTTCACGTTGACCGGTTGGCAGATGGCGAAGATGTGACCAACCTCCATCCGTGGAAGATCTGGCAGACGACCACCGACCGTACCGGGGGTGGTCAAGCAGCCATTCGTTACTTCCAGCCAGACATGAAGGCAGCAGAGCTGATGGGGATCTATCAGACCTTTGCCAAGCAGGCGGACGAGGTTACAGGTATTCCGAACTACATCTACGGATCGAATCAAGTGGGCGGGGCCGGACGTACGGCATCCGGCCTATCCATGCTGATGGATAACGCGGCCAAGGGTATCAAGCAAGCGGTAACGTCAATGGATCGTCTGGTACAGGGCGTTGTCCGCAGGCTGTATGTTCACAACATGATGTACAGCGCAGACCCGTACGTTAAGGGCGACTTCACTATCACAGCCAAGGGTGCGATGGGCCTCATTGCCAAGGAGCAATTGCAGGTGCGTCGTAACGAGTTCTTGCAGGCGACCGCTAACCCGGTCGACTTGCAGATCGTTGGTGCAGAGGGC